CTTTAAAACGTTAAAAATAGCGTTCTAAACTTTCTTCCATTTTCACTCCGGAAGCATCTGCTCCTGTTGAGTCTTACCCATCACACCAGAGTACCTCACCTAACTTACTCAGACCTCTGGTTAATCCGTCGAAATTTATTAAAATTACTTAATAATAATAATAATAATAATTATAATTATAATAAAGTCTTAAGTAAGAGCCTGAGCCATCATCTACTTTGCTTGCAACAACCTTAGCTTTACGTTGTGCCTATTCAACTACTAAGTCACCTTTTATGAATCGTTCTTCATTCACTCGTGATTATCTCGACTCAGACCGAACTCATTCTCATTCCGATGTTGTATTTGATCTTCCTGCCACCTCTTATGTTCCCCAGATTATTGATTTTCCATGTGCTAATTCGTTCGAACCCGGTGGCCTTTATGAATAATCTGTTTTTTCTTGGTTTAAGTGGCTTAGCCCTGGCTCTTCATGGTGTATTTAAGCCCCTCCATATGACATACCCGTCTCATATCGTTCCGTTGACGGTATATTCGGTTTTTGGCCTGCTGGGCCTCGTGACGCCTGGGATAATTCCTATCAACTTCTTTTCTCGTTATTTTACGATGTAAAACTAAATTGCCCTATATTCTTTTGCAACTAATAGGCGTACCTGTCAATGCCCTCAACTTATTGTGTTTCATGGGCAATACGTCTGATCGCCGTACTCACGCACAAAGCTACATCCGTTTGTCTTCCCAACATCCCTATTCCGTTGCTTGTTGTTAATAACCAACTGGCATCTCTTTTTTCATTTCTTGAGCTCGATATCTCGCTTCTTCGAATCTTATAGATTCCTGGTTAGGGCGTTGTCCATGCGTGCGTCCAATTACCACTCTTGTGTAAACCTGAAGTTCCCAATAAAGTTGCACCTGCTTAAAAGACTAAATATACACGTTCAATGTATAAGAACGACCTCCATAAACTTTTTGTTGAACTCATTGAGAGCCGCGCCACGAATCCTAATCCTGTTGATTACTAGCAGAGAATGATGATAGAAGCAGCCTCTGTTACTTTGAGTCGTATGTATTATAGCGAAAAGCTTCGCCTATAAATCACTTCATATTGGTAGGATGTTTAATCCCTTACATAATCTAATCGTGCTTGCTTGCTCACCCGATTTAGTCGTATGCTTTACCAATCACACCCACACTGGTTCACCACAAAAACCATTTAGATTTATACACCCAAGTAATCGATTCTCAATGCAATCGAGACTGACGCCGATGATAAAAGTTCTTCGATGCACGAAGCATCTGATATCTAACCAACTTAAGGTGTCGGTTAGGTCCTCCGTTCACTTGATACTCGCCTTCAAACTACCAAGTATCATTTCAAAGCTGTCACCTCTAAAGACATAGGTCGACCAGCTCCAAAGGGCCCTATCGATTCGCGTGGCATTAGTGATCTTAGAACCATTGGTTTCGCTGATAAGTAGATCCTTAATGCCACCTCGGAATATTTGGGCTCATCTGGTTCTGCACATCCAACTTCCCGCTTTATTATGGATACGCTATAGTATAATCTTCTTAGCTAATTTGTTAAACCACGTTGTGCGATATTTGATTTTGGCGCGAAATACGCTAAGACTTGCCGTTCTTTACGTTCTCTTTGTTTCGAGAAAGACTATGATTTTGATTCACTCGACTATTACTGGATTCGTCCTAATATTGATCAATATGATTAGCTTTACAACTCTCAAAATAGTCTAAAGTATCTTCCTTGGTGTATCAATTCACCTGATTATGACACCGCTTACTAATCTGTTAAAGAAGAGATTGTGAAGCTTCGTTCCACTGATCCCTAAAAGGTTATACTTATTCTTTAATTTGATACTTATTATTATTGGTCTGAATAATAAGTTTAGCTCATGAATGAACTTGGCGCTTAGATCCTAGTTGCTGGAATCTCTTATCCTCTTAGGAGTGGTCTTTACACACTTCCATATAATGAAGGCGTCTATTCGATTACGAATTCCGGCCATGTACATACTGAGTTCGATGGTAATCACCCGTATGATCATTTTTAAGTCTAGCTCAGCGGGCATGCTATTGTTTAATAGATAGAGCATTTAGGCAACCTAACTTTCTTTTCATCTTATTTCACTAACACCGCCTGTTTAGAGCACACAATTTAGCGTTGTTTATTAGTCGATTAGAGTGCCCGTTAACTTCTTGAGCCATATGTAATCGCTGACCCTTCTTTGACTCCCTCCACTCTAAATGTTATCTTATAGTAAGCCTAAGTCCGCTCGCCTACATTTATCGCTAACCCTATTAACTTGAAAGCTTATTATCGGGGTGAAGATACTTTATCGTAGCGCTTTTCTATTTATATTTAGACTGCACAACTTCCTACTCCGCTATACTTTATTATGTAGATTATATGCCTACTATTCACAACCCTAGCGTAATCACCACGCTTTGCACAATTCCGTGAAGTAACATACCGTTACCTTCCTTAGCCTTTTAACCTTTATGTCCATTCTTTCGTAGATACACGAATACATGTAGGTGGTTTAATTAACGATTGGTTCAAATATATTTATACTCACTGGTATAAAATTAATTTCTGTATCTATACCTTCAGTACTTATTGCTCATTTTGCCTTTAGGTTGTGACTCTTTGCTTGTTCCCGTTTGCTTTTGCTATTATCCTTTTACTTGAATTTATAGTCTTTTACCTACTGCGCTTACTTGGTTTCGGTCCAACTCTATTGAAGCTTAGCTCTTGGTTCGATTTCTTTGTGGCCATAAATTAATTCTTCTACCTTATGTTGCCGTAGGTTGCCTTTGTTACCCTCTAGATAATAATATACCGTCTTTTCTATTTCATTAGTAAAAGACTATTTCCAACTTTTGTTGCTGCTTGTGAAATCTATTATTTGTTCTTCTGCGCTTTTCTCACGCAGTACATTTATTTTGTTTATCGTTACAAATTATCGTCAACCGTCTTGATTTAAAATCTCCAAGTCGGTGGCTATACGCGTGAGAAACCATTTAGCGAACTTGTTCGTGCATCATTCCATCGTGCTGTGGATCTCACTAAAGTAAAATATTATATCAAAGGGTGTCGTTCTAGTGCTGATGCCTTCTACAAGTGGGTTCGAAGTTTGAGCGGTACGAACAAAGGTGACCGCTAAGTTATCGAATCTGGTTATACAATCACAACCCCAAATGGACCTCTGTTGCCTTTTGAGTGGGCAACCAGTTCTGCTATCAATATGTTATTTGCTTTCAATAACCGCGCAATGGGTACAGCTAATGCTCCCGACCCTCATACTACCTCTATTTTTAAGGATTGGGTACATCCTATAATTGATATCATTGCTAGTAAATTCGTTGTTGATCCTCATTACCCAACCCCACTTTAGTGGCCCGATACTAAACCGGGCTGGTCTCCAGCTAAGCGCCGTATGTATAAATGCATCATTTCAAAATAGCTATTAAAACGCCGTCTCGAGAAGAAGAAGCGCTTCCATGTCTTTCTCAAAGCTGGTGAAGTGTAGTATACATCAAAACCTGATAATATACTCCCTGATGCTAAGTCTCGCCCCCGTCTTATCTATAATCCGGAAGGTGATCTTAAAGGTCTGCCTGGTTACATCTGTTAATATATCCTTGAAAATCTAGCGCGTATAATCCCAGGATTTTGTTACAAAGAGACTGAATCATCACTGAATACTAAATTCACAACTGCGTGGTAAACTGGATATACTCCCATCGATTTTGATGCCAAGGCTAATGATGCTAACCAGCATTTTGAACTTCGTGAGATTTGTGACAATCACTTACTTAGAGCTATTCGTCCGGTCCTTATCCGTTAGTTTCCAATGCTCCTTGTTTCTTAGATAGATAGCATCATTGCTTTACTGAGCAACTTAGATGTCTC